GCTGTTGACAATGGGTCTGTAACTGTAGGACGAGAATAGATATAACTAATGTCTTTGTTTGTCAAACCATACTTAGACAACAACGTAGGCGCAGGAATACCTTTTACTAAATTAGCAATCTGACCATAGTCGCCAGTTTGCTCTGCTCTACCCCAAGCCTGTGCAATAGGGTCTGTAGAGTTAATAGCATTGTTAATCGTAGCTGTTTGCGCTGTCGTGTAATCAGGTACAGCAGTCCTGTCGTTACCTGCTGGCAATGTAGCAAACGTAGCCTGTACTTGCGCTGGCGTAATGTCATATTTAGCTGCTGCTTTGACAATATCGCCATAAGCAGCGTTAGGGTCTTTCTGTAAAAGATTGACTAAAGCCTGTGTTAGTTCTGCTTGTGTAGCCATGATTAACCTCTAATCTCTACGTTGGATGTAATGCCAGCACCAATCTTCATCGCTTTCAATTGGGCTTCTGCTTCAAACTCTTGTTGCTTCAATGCAAAGTAAGCCTGTTGTTTCTCACGCTCTAATTGCAACTTAGCACCTTCCTTCTCACGCAACAATTGCATCTCAAGTCCAGCCTTCTGTTGCGCCATTTCCATGTCAATCTGCATCTGCTGTTGTTGCATCTGCATATCAGCTTGTGCTTTAGCTTGGTTGGCTTGTATCTCAGCTTGAGTCCTAGCCATCAAAGCCTGTACTTCTGGAGGCATCTGCTGTTGCTGTGGAGGAGGATTGCTCAACGCTTGGTCTTGCTCTGGCGTAATCGCTTTGTAGAACTCAGCAGAATCTTTAAACCCTGCAATCTCTACCATGCGTCCCAAAGTGCCACGATACTGAGCAGGTGAAACGTAAGGATTAGCAGGGCCGTACTGACCAATCAACTGTTCCTGTTTAGCAAGAACCATCGATAACATAGCCATCTGCTCTTGTCGGTTACCTGCACCCAAACCTACATTGATAGAAACATCGTATTGGTTAGCCCATGTACGAGGGTCAAACTCTACGAACTCACCACGCATCCGAACCAGACGAGCCTTGTCTTGGTACTTACATAACAAGTGAAGAATACCTTTAAACAAAGATTTAACGCCTGTCTCAGCAAAGATTCGAGCAATCAGTTCAATCTTACCTGCGCCAGCTTGTTGCATAGAAGCTACCGCAGCAGCAGTCACGTTCTGCAAGATGGAAGGGTCTAACCCCTGTGAGGCATCAGACACGCCTGTACGCTTAGACTGAACTGTATCCAGATACTGAAGCATTGGGAAAGCCTGAGAAGCCACGTTCTGAACAACTAACTGTTGAACAGCATTAGGAGACTTGGCACGAATAACACCACCAGCAGTAGAAGTCAGCAAGTCATCAAGGTTTACTTGACCTTCCACCGCCACGACACGAGCATTGTTTGTCAGATATAAGTTATCTAACATCTGACGAGTGATAGTGGTCTTGATTAACTGAAGGTCAACTGTTCTATCAGCTAACGAGTTACCAAAGAACTTATGTGGAATTGGGATAGGACAAATTGAGTGGAACGGAACATAGTCTGTTTCCTCAATAATCTCTTTACCCTTCTCATCTTGAAGAATCTCATTTCCTGCATAGAAAACTTGAGTCAGAGAAGCAATGCCTTTGCCATCTATATCAGTTTTGACATAGCACTCAAAGACTTCAATCTCTTGCATTGAAGGGTCATCAGTCTGTACTTGGTAGGGTTGCTCACCAGCAGCATAACGAGCCACACGCTCTGGCGTATAAGCCAAAGCATCACCCATCTGTAAACTCTCTACTTGGTCTTTGTTGAAACCCATAGCAATCAATGTGCTACGAGTCAACATCTGACGATGGGCTACGAAAGGTGAGTCAGCAATAGTTCGAGCCTTCTTGCTAATCAGGAATTCTTCTGGCGGTACGTTCTCAATCGTTACCTTGCCTGATTTCTTCTTTTGTTGCACCACAACATTGTGTGTCGCACCCATCACAGGCATACCCATAGGGTCTATAACTGGCTGACCCATTGGGTCAAATATTGGGAACTCTGTCGTATCTTGCTCGACAATCTCCATAGTCTCATCAGACATAAGCATTGCTAACTCATCGTTAGACAAGTCAAAGTAACGCTCTTTGGTAATGTCTTCTTTGTCTTCCCAATACGCTTTTAAGATGCCGTTCTTTTGAAGCAGAGCGTCCTTAAACCAATCATGCAGAATGGACACGCCTTCGTTGTCCCTGTTGAATACCCAATTACAGTAATCAGTAGCTTGCTTGGCAGAGGCTTCATCTTTCGGGCCTTGTGGCTCAAAGACTACGATGTTGTCTGAGCCTGTGAAAATGCGAACAAGTGAAGGCAAAGCACCATCAATGGCTTCTGCAACTTCACCTGTAACGATTGAAGACTTACCCTCAACTTCATTTCCATAAGGTTGACGGAGATACGCTTCTAAAGCCTGTTTGCGCTGCTCTACTGTTTCACTTTCAATAAAGCCAATAGCGTCATCAATTTCAGCTTGCAGTATCGACTTCAAGTCGTTCGTTTCCATGTGCATCCTTTGGAGGGCGACCAAGTTTCGGTCTTGGTGAGGATTGTAACTCTTTTACCACATTTTCCAACATTTCGATGCGTTTTTCAAGTTCTTTTACCTTTGGGGCTAGATTTATGCCCTGCATTTGTACATACATTAAACAATCCATTTCGGTGCTGAGTTAATAGGCTTAGACCATGTTGAATGTCCTTCATCCAATCCAAGGGCTAAGTAGCGGAATGAGTCCGAGCCATGTGACGACCAATCGTGCAATGGACGCTCAAAGAATATCTTACGCTTCTCATCGTAATCTCTGCGGTAATTTCTCAAACAATTAAGACCTGTCTGCACTTTTGGTACATTAAACCAACACCTTGGCAATAGTCGCCTTACCGCTTGGATTCCATCATCTAGTCCCATTCTGGGTGCAATCTTGACTTCTAACCCTGAGTCCTCAAGCATCTCTAGTCTGCTTTTACCTGTGCCTAACTCCCTAACTCTTACGTCATGGGGCAGAATATGCTCTGCTTTTGAGTAATCATTATCCTTAATCCACTTCACATAGTGGTCAAGTCCTACACCATGATTCTCGTAATAGTCAATCAGACGCACCTCAGTACCCACAAGTTGAGCCACCCAAATAGACGTAGAGTCACCCATTCCCAAGTCCCAAGCAGTAAAAGTTCTGCTCAATTCCTCTCTGGGAATCTCTTGCATGTGCTTTTTTTCTTCTAACTCGTTCAGCATTTGCCCATAGTAAGAACCTTCTACAGCAGCGTCAAAGCTACACTCAAACTCTTGGCGGTATTTATCCTCGCCCATCTCATTCTTAGCAGCCTTCAGTTCTGTATCATCAACTACCCCTGTCTCAGAGGCTTTGAACTCCAACAGACCCCATCCTTCTTCCTTCCCTGCCCTGTCTCGCAGTTCTTTGAAGTGGTTATGTCCTTTGGGTGTACCAATGAACAAGCACCAGCCTTTTCTATCTGTCAGAGCAGGTCTAACAATGTCTGTCCATATCTTAGGATTCTGGTCACCCACCTCATCGATGATTACCCCATCAAAGAATTGTCCTCGGAGGGAATCAGGATTGTCTGAGCCATATAGTTGAATACGCCTACCCCAGAAGTCCACCCTTAATTCTGAGATGTTGTTAGTACCGCCTAGCGGAGTAGTGTATTTAACGAGATAGTCCCACGCTACCCTCTTAGCTTGTCCATAGGTAGGCGCAATGTAAGCGTAACGAGGAGTTTCTTTCTCGTTTAGCACCGCCTCACGGATTAAGTGGTTAAGCGCAGCGACAGTCTTACCAAATCTACGATGTGCGACTACTACTGCAAAGCGTTTGCCATCCAGTAACTCGTGAACCTTTAGTTGGTGTTCCCTTGGCTTATAGGGAATTTCGATTACTTCGCCCATGTAACGATGTGCTGAAGTGGTTGGTCAGAGTCTCCGCTTATAGTTACTGAAGCCATATCAGGCATTGATTTACGCAATAGTATCTCAATAGCCTTCATCCTTGTAGGACTTAACTCCTCAGTTTCACCAAGTGCATGATTTTGCAAAACATTTAGTAATTGACTTACTTGAATCTTTTTGCGTACATCTTCCTGATGAAGTTTGTTTATTGGTCTTCCGACTGATGCCATTTTGTTTGACTCCTCTAGGGTTGGTCAAGGTTAAGTTAGTAATTACTGACCTAGTAATCCTCTTTCGATTAGATTTCCTTGTCGGTCTAAGTTTATCAGCATATTAGGAGGAACATCTAATCCATAAGGATTAAGATTTTTGTCTTGAAACTCAAATGGAAAATATTGCTTACGTTCTTCGGGGCTTAGATTCCTACGAGTCTGCGTAAGTCTTGCCTCTGCTTCTCCCATTAGTCTTCTGTACGCATCTGATGGGTCATCACCAAAATTATGAACCACATCAGAAG